GACCCCCACCCCCTAGACCTCCCCGGGAGGCGGGTTTTAATGGCGTGGATTTGGAGCGTTGCAATCTGGAGCGAAATCGGATAAATTGTTGGATACGAAAAGTGCTGGAGGTAGGCGGATTCGAACCGCCGGGCGGACGGATCTAGAGCCCTCGCCTGCACCAAGCTACCCCCGAACACTTCTCGGGCTGTAACAGGCTGGGCCCCCGGTAGACCGCTCGCAAGGCATAAATCTACCGGGGGCCGTCTTATTTGTATCCCGCCGAACTCACGCGCCTACGCGAGGGGCGGCATGGCATTTAGCATAATCACCATCCTTTGTATTGCCGGATTCGTTGGAATCGAGTATTGTTTAAAGGTGGACCGTGTCGGGTTCGGACCGACATTTGGCGCCTGGGGAGGACACCTGGTTTACCAGTTAACCTAACGGCCCACCTTCGAGAAACCCACCCCTATCCGGGTGGGTTTTCTCTTTTATATCCCTAGAACATCCTCCGCGGTTTCATTGGCCTTGTCCGGCATCAGATCCCACCGGCCGTCCGGCATCGGGAGGAATCCGTTTTTCTCATTCAGCAGGTGATCCAGGGTACCTTTGGGGATACCGGTCTGCTCCCGGATTTGCGCGCGCGAGAGCGGGCCGGCAAGCAGAATCAGGCCCCTCACCTGGGAACGGCGCGTACCCTTCGGGGCTCGCGGCGGGGGTGGCCCGCCGTCGGCGATGGGCGCCGGGTCGAGGGGTAAATTGAGCTGGACCTCATGGCCATCCAGGATGGCGGCGGACTGGAAAAGTGAAGCGGCCTTTGACTCCAGCTCTTTGGCCTGAACGAGCAGTTTTTGAGCTTCGCGCCGCAACCCCTGCGCAATTTCACGTTTCCCGAGTTCCGCTTGAGCCGACATCTTGACTCAATATACGTACAAGAGGCGATTTGTGTAGGCAGTATACCGAATTTGATCAAATTTCGTATACTAACCGCAAGAAGCTCTAATTTCGCTACGGCAACCGCCTCGGCGGCTTCGGGTCCGTCCAGTCGTTCGCCGGCTCACCCCTGCGCCTCAGCTCCGCTTTGATCTCTTCCTTGGCTCGGTACATGGCGTCCCAGCTTAGGAAGGCGTCCATTTTCTCCTGGGCCGTGGTAGCCGCGTTCCACCTGGCCTCCCATTTCTCCGCATAGCTGAGGGTGGAGATCAGGGTCGCCTGAAGCTCGGTGGTCCGGTGCTGCGAGAGGTCCATGGCGGGAAAATAGGATTCCCCGGGGGCTGGAAAGTGTCCCCGGTCACGGAGGGGCGGGAGGCTTCGGATCCGGGTAGCAAGTAGGCGGTTTGCACCGCTCCCGCTCCAGGCTGTCCAGGGCCCGCTGTAGGGCCTCCTGGAGCGCCCGGGAGCTGTCCACAGGGGCAGGCGGGTCGTCGGTGTACTCCAGGGGCCGGCCGCCGCTACAGGCCGCCAGAACCAGGGCAAAGAGCAGGGGGCCGCGCATCAGGTGGACACGATGTAGGTCCGGGCGACCATATGCCAGGTAATGTTGTTGTCCACCGCGCCCGTGACGCGGATTCGGAGCACCCCGTCCGCCAGTCCCGAGGACACAAAGGCGGCATCCCACGCCGGCTGGTCCTCGTCGGCGAGAATGGTGGCGGCCCCAATGATCGTCGCCACCCCCGCGACCATCTTGAAGGCCGCTGACATGCGATACCGGGCCCCGTCCTCGGCCGTGCCCGCTGCCCCTCCGGTGCGCCGCGCGATGACGATGGCCTCGATGGCATGGGTCACGGAAGCGGAGAGGATGAAGGTATGGAGGGTGGTCACGGTGGCATCGACGGTGGCCACGCGGTTTTGGTAGGTGATTTCCTCTACGTCATCGTTGGTCGCCTGCGTCTTCAGGCTGAGGATCTTGGTGCCGGCGACCGGCTGGCGGATCTCCGTGAGGCCGCCCGAGTTGACGCGGAACAGTAGCTCATCGGCGATATCCCGCCCTTCAAACTCCGCCTCGGTCCCGTCATTGGTCTTGTTGTTTCCCGCCTTAGCGTAATACCCGCCGTTGCCAATCAGGTTGGTGAGGTACGAGCCAAACCCCGTGGTCGCGGCCTGGATCTCCGTGGTATGCGCAGAGGAGCTGTAGGGGTTCGAGAAGATGTTGGAATTGACCTTGGACTTGACGGTGCCGGTGGCGACGGTGTAGAAGTCCGCCCCCCCCTCCTCAAAACGCGCCTCGTCCGCCCTGATTTTTCCAAAGGCCACGGAGGATGCGCCAGCCATCACAAAGACCTTCGCCGGGTCCACCGAGGGCGTTTCGAGCTTCAGGGTATCCACGTCAATAAAGGCATCGCTGGCCGAGGATTTGAACACCGCCACGGTGCCGGGGTTAAAGATGAGCCCGCCGATGTACTTGAGCAGGGAGTCATTCCCGGTGATGGCAAAGGCTCCATCGGTGCAGGACTCGACGCTGTAGGCGCTCCAGGTGACCTGGCTGGCCTGGATTTCCACCGCCCATTGGGCGTCTTCCCAAGAGCCCCCGATGACGTTGACACCCTTGGAGGACTCCACATAGAGGTCCCGGGTGCCCGTCGCCTCCTCGCACGTCGCCACGCACCCGAGGAGGGTCATGGCGTTGGAATTGGCCGGGAGGCTGATCGCATGGTGGCGGTTGAGAATCGACGTGAACCCGTCCAACTTGGAGTTCCAGCAGTCCCCGCCCTGGAGCCCATCCCAGAACCCGGTGGCGTAGCAGTCCCGGATGGTGGTGTTCGGGCTGTTGCTGATGTCGATGGCGACGGATTTGCTTTTGTACACGCAGTCAAAGCCGATATCCGTGATCTTGCAATATTCGTGTCGGTCTCCAGACCCATCGGGGGAAATGGCAATGCACGAATCCGCGTCATCCACCGCGTCCGCCGAAAGGGTCCCGCCGCCAATGCCGCTCACCACCGCGGCGGAGGCGTGGGCCCAGAAGTACCCGGCGGTCATCTGGACCCGACAGGTCCGGGCGGTATTGTCGATGGCGGTAATGGTGCCTTCGTTGGTGATGGTCTCGGGCGCCGCATCGACCGTCCCCGCCCCGGTTCCGGTAGGGATGGAGACGGAATTCCCATTCGCGAAGCTGCCGGCCGTGACCCGGATCTCCCAGAACGGGCGCACCCCGCTATTGTCTCGCCGCACCAGGATCCCCGTTCCTCCGGTGCCGTTCTGGACCTCTTTTCCGATATCGGTAGAGGTTGAGGTGGTGTAGCCCGCGGAGGACATCCGCAGCATGACCGTAGTCGAGCGGATGGTCTTGGTGACATCCCCATTAACGAAGCCGGTGAAGCCGGTGGAGGCAAAGGAAAGGGTGGTTTCGACCCGGAAGGCCAGGAAGGTAGCCTGTTGCCCGTCGCCACAAATCGAGATGGAGTTCCGGTCTAACGCCAAGCGGCCCGAGATGTAGTGATAGCCGGCCGGGATCCGGAGCTTGCGGACAAAGTTCGAAGCGGAGGCAACAACCACGCTGATCGCCCAATTGATGGCCGACGTGGAATCTGTGAGGCTGGCGGACCCGAACCACCGGGAACTCGGGCAGGGGGTGGAGTCGGGGCCAAATAGCACCGTCCCCGTCCCGGTGCGGGTGAAGACCTGAAAATCCACGTCCGGGAACGGGCTGTTGATGGTGAGCGTGACGCCATTCCCCAGGGCAATGCAGCGCGGAACCAGGGGAATCAGGGTGACATTGGCGGGGATGATTGTGCTCCGGGCAATCCGGTGCTGGGTGGTGACATAAAGAGTTTTAGTCGCTGTACCGATGTCTGCTAAAGCGTCTGCAAGCGAGTCAAAAGCCACATCCCGCAGCTCGTTTCCGCCGTGGAATCGGTCCCAGTTCTCGTTATGGTAACTGGCGTTGTTGACCGAATGGCCGGCAAACCGCTTGTATCGCTTCCCGGCGGCCACTTACAGGGCCTTGCGGGATTTGAGGTTGACTGCTGTAATGGGCTGAAATAGCTTTCCCAAGATGGAGGCCTTGATTGTCCTTGGTTTTGTGGCGGCGGTCATTTTCGTGATCTTCAATACCTATGCCAAGGATTGGGGGAATCCCTACTACTGGATCATTCTCGGCGTTTTTGTCCTCATGGCTCTTGGGGCTCGCTGAATCCCGCCTGAAGCAGGAGCCGCTTCACTGCATCCCGCATCGCACTTTCTCTGTCCAGTGACCCGCCCGCCTTGTACAAGGCATTGGCAACACGAGGGCTTTGCGAAGCGTGAATCGTTCCCGCCAAGCTGAGGCCGGGCAGGGCGCCTGCAGGCCCTGCCGCTCCCGCGCCCGCCATGGCGCTTGCTGCGGCAATTGCTTCTTTGAGCTGCAAGGCGAAATTCTTATCCGTCCTGGCCAGAGCCGCCATCAGGGCCATGCGCTGAGGGATCAGCTCGGACTGCTCGCGGCGAAGGGGTCCAATTTCGGGGGCCACCTCCTCCAGCTTGTCACCGATACGCTCGTAGAATTTATTGGCGACTCGAGATTTTGGCGGGATAAGCTGGGGGTTCTGACCGTAGTCGAATTTCCCGAACTTGCCCACGCCACGCTGGTACTTGAGCGCCTGAAGCGGGGTGACTACGCCGGTACCGCGGGCGCCAATATCATCGGCCCATTGGGAAACGCCGGAGCCAATGTCATCGAGGAGCCCGGCATGCTCATAGGCGGCCATTTCCTGGCCGAGGCCTTTCTTTGCCCCCTGCAGGGCGCCTAAAAGGTCTACGATTTTGGTAATGTCCCGGGTAGTCCCGGGGGGGTCCTGGGCTCCGGGCGGCAGGGCGCGGCCTTGGGGCGCAGCACCTGCGGAGGCGCCGCCGGCCTGCACGGTCGGCTTTCCCGCGGGCGCCTCGATGAAGCGTAAGACCTCCTCGGGAGTCGCACCTACGGCTTCGGCTAGGTCTTCGGCGGCTTCGGCGACGCCCTGAACCTGTCGATTCCCCAAAGCAGCGGGAAGGTTACGCCCGGAGGGGACTCCGTAGGCTTCGCCAGGCAGGGCGTCCGGAATGGGAGGTTGGTTAGTGGTGCTGCGCGCCTGCGGGCGCACAAACCGCGGATCGATCTGGTTCGGCATCGCCGTCCGATTGGGCGGGATGACCACCTCCGGAGGCTGGGAGCGAGGGCGCGGGGGCGGGGTGGTCAGGACTTCAGGCGTCCCGCGGGTCCGCTCTAGGAGAGCCGGAGAGGTGGGAGGGCCAGCCGGAACCACGTCCGGGGCTCCGGGTACCGTAGACTCGGGAAGCGCCTGGAGGCCGCCCAGGGCCGGTTTCCCAGGGGTCCCGGTGAAGATCACGTCGTCGGCAGCTTCGGAGACCGGGCGGCCGGTGGTTTCCACGCCGCGCGGAGTGGCGGAGGGGGCGGGCTTGGCGCCGGGGGTCGTAATCGTGGCCTTGCGGGACTTCTGGAGGAGGATATCCTCGACCAGATCGCCTAATTCATCCGCGCGACTCTCCACCTGCTCCAGGGAGCTTTTCAAGGTCCCCCCGCGTCCGGATTCCAGGATGGCGCGGGTGCCGTGCATAGCGTCCCCAGGACGGCCATACCCGGCTTTCAGAACGGCCTTTTCCGGCTTGATGACGGAATGGAGAATCTTCACCCCTGCCTTTTTCAACGGCTGGGCGATGGCCTTGCCCGCCATCGGGATTAGGGCGTTCAACGCGATCTCGCCCAGGGCCTGGCCGGCCTTGACTCCCTCCCCTTCCAGAACGTTGTCCGCTTGGTGCGCGCCTGCGCTCGCGGCACCAGCGGCGGTCCCCTGGGCGGCCAAGCGGCCATAGACGGGAAGCGACGAGAGACCACCCGTAAACGGAGCCAATAGAAGCGCGGCGGCCATGCCCGGATCGCGGACAATGCGACCGCCGAAGCTTTTTCCCTTGGTTTCGGCCAGCGCCTCCAGTGATTCGCCACTTCCCGGCGAGGCTCTTAGCGCTTCGGGGTTAAAGCCAAACGGCTTGCCGTAGGAAAAAGGATTTGCGCCCGCCTCTCCGCCTCGGGTGGAGGCAATCGTCCGGCCCGGAAGACTGAGGAGGTCCACGCCCGCGGCAAGCGCCTGGGATCCGTACCCCTTTCCTTCACCAACGGCTTTGGCGGTGCGGGGAAAGACAGCGGATGCTCCCTTGCCCGCTTTCTCGGAGCCGGCAAATGTCACGTCCTCACGAAGGTTGGATTTGGGCGCGGCTGGGACGGCCCTTTCAACAAAGTTCCCCTCGTCGTCGGTCAGGAAATCGCCGTTGTCGTCCAGTTCATAGCGCGACCAATCGGTTTTTACTGCACCACTTGCCATTTTCCACCCGTCATTCTCACCTTGGCGCCCTGGGCGTTGATCTTTTCGGTTCCTTCGGGGATTTGGCCGGAATTCCCGCCCGCCTCCTGGAACCCATAGCGGTTGATCGTGGACTTGAACCGGTTGTCAATCAGGCTTTTGGCCTCTTTCAGCTTCGGCAGCACCGGATCCCCGGCGCCTGGAGTCATGCTGATCAGTTTTTCCTTCATGCCGGTAGGATTGGCGATCATGGTTTCCATGAGCCCCAAGTCCGGACCGTTCAGGACACCGAGGTTGTAGAATTCCTTGGCGGTGAGCTGGATGCCTTTGACTAAGCTCTCCATCTCGCGGGCCGCATCACCGTAAATCTCTGTACCGTGCTGCTTGTAGAGTTGCTGAAGCCGGTCGATTGACTTGACCAACTCGTCTTTGCGGATGGCGATGTCCTGGACTTTCTTGATCCCATCATTGGTGATGGTGGCGCCAGGCAGGGCGGCAAGACCTGGGATAGAGGTCTTACCGGCGACCTCCTTTTCGGCCTCGGCAGCGCCCAGGGCGCGGGCTTTAGATTCGGCGGCGATTTGCTCGGGGGTTTTACCAACCCCCACCGGACGCGGCGCGGGTTTGACGGGGGCTCCCCCGGCGGTCTGCACGGGGGTCGCGACCCCTCCTGCCTTCGGCATGGTAAAGAACCCGCCATCGGCCGCGAGGACGCTGACGGATTGCGGCTTCAGTTTGTTGGTCAACCACCCGATCGGATCTGCCTCGATGGCGGCCTTGTCGAGATCGGTCAGGTCCGCTACCCCCGGGACCGCGGGTTTGGCTTCGACCCCCGTAGGATCCATTTCCGCTGGGGAACCCAGAAGCTTCCGCCGGATGGCATCCACCCTCAGTTTTTCCGCTTCCCGGGTCTTGTTCTCGCGCTCATGCTCGGACTTTCGGCGGCCTTCCTCGGCCTCCTGGAAGCCCAGGAGCTTGGAATCCCGGTCGGTGTCGGCCTTGGCCTTATCGCGGCCTAACGCGCGCTCCAATGCTGCGCTCCGGGCGCTCTGGATGTCCTTGTAGATTCCTAGGGCATGAGAGGAGGGATTGTGCCCCTTGGTGGCAATGCTTGTCCCAATGGCCTCCAGAGCTGCCAGCACGGGCAGGGCGACGTTGGTAAACTTGCCCGTCTTCTGCTGGTTCTCTAGCTCGGTGTCGTAATATGTGGGCATCTACCCTCCGCCGTATTTCATTCCCGCAACCGACCCTGCCACACCAGCCAACCCTCCGAAGACGCTGGGGATGGTCAAGTCGGGTGGGTTGACGATGGTGGGTCCGCGACCAAGGGCGGTTCCGCCCATGGCGCGCTCAATAGCGGCCCGGCGCGCATCCTTCTTGGCGGCCTCAGCAGCCCGATCCGCCGCTCGGGAGCTCCGGACGCCGGAATAAATGTCTGCGCCCGCCTTCGCAAGGAGGGCTGCGCCAATGATAGGGAGTAGTGGAAGTGGCATGGGTTCTCCTTATCCTCAGTATCTTTGCCCGCGGTAGGTTGTCGTGGTTTGAGTGGAATCGGTCGTGGGTGTGACAGTTACCGTCTCAGCCAGGGCCGGGCGACCTCCCGGGAACACCGACGCGGCAAGGCCGAAGTTGCTAAGCAGGTCGTACATCTTGGACCCGTAATTCGGGTCGCTGGTACTGATCCGCGACATCTGATCCACGAGAACACCCTTCTGGATGTCCGCCGTGAGCCCGCTCTGAGTCAAGTCCTTCTGCTGGGCGAGCTGGGTGTAGTTGAAGGCCATGGTTGCATTGAATTGCGCCAATTGACGATCCATCCCCTTCTCCTGAAGGGCGAGGGAAACGGCCTGCTGATCCAGCCCCTTTTCCGCCAGGTACCTCGCCTGGGAAAGGCTGGCGTAGAATTGCGCCTGCTCTTGGTCCATGCCCTGCCGCTGCAGCTCTTGCGCCGTTTCCTGGATGCCGTACCCCCGTTCCGCGAGCTCTCGGGACTGCCCAAGGCCGGCATAGAACTGCGCGTTTTGCTGGTCCATGCCTTGGCGCTGGAGGTCCATGGCCGCCTCTTGCATGGTGATCCCCTGCTGAGCGAGCACATAGGATTGGTGCAGGCCCGAATAGAACTGCGCGTCTTGCTGGTTCATACCCTGTTCTTGCAGGGCCACCTGCTGCTGCTGGATGCTGAGGCCCGCCTCGGCCAATTCACGAGCTTGGTTCAGTCCGGCGTAAAACTGGGCGTTTTGCTGGTTGCGCGCGGTCTTCTGCTCCTGCAGGGTTTGGTCGAACTGGGTCGCCTGCTGCTCCAGCCCGGCGTAGTACTGGGCGTCCTGTTGGCTCATGCCCTGCTTCTGCAGTTCGATCCGGATGGCGTCCTGATCGAGTCCGCGCTCAGCCAGGATTTTCGATTGAGAGAGGCCAGCGTAATACTGAGCGTCTTGCTGGTTCATACCCCGCTCCTGGAGGGCGATGCGCATCTGGTCCATGTTAAGGCCCTGTTTGGCCAGCTCCAGGGAATCGGCCTGCGCCTTCTCGCTCAGATTGATTCCGCGCTCCTGCAGGGCCAACCCTCCCACGCCTAATTCCTTGGAGATGTCCTGACCGCGGCGGGTCGTTTCATCGCTCTGCGCCGCTAACTTCTCCTGCAGGGCGCGAGCCAACGCGGCCTCCCGACGACTCTCGTCGGCCATGCCTTCGTTGATGTCAACTTGTCCCCGCTCGCGTGCGGCCGACATTCGCACGTCCTGCGCCGCGTGCCGTTGCTGGGCTAGCCGGATCCCGGAATCCCCGATGTTCTGATTCGTGAGTTGCCGTTCCACGGCGTCTTGGCGCGCTTTTTCGGCGGCTGCGGCATCGGCAGCGATCCGCTGCCTTTGCAGGTCGTAGGGGCTCTTGGTAGGGGCGGTCGGAGCGGCAACTTCAGGCATTTCTGAGCCCTCGCATGTTGTAGCAGATTTTGATACGGGATAGCTTGCAGGCGGCTTCCGGGGGGTAGTAGCTGCTGTTTGGGCCGACCCAGGAGTATTTGATCCAGAGTCTCTTTCCCCGAGCCACGGCGGGGAGGAGTATTTTGTAATCGCGGCCTGACGTGCCAATGGAGTAGGTTTCGGTGTGGATAAGGGTGGCCGTCGATAGGCTTGACCCATCCACATAAAAAGTGGCCGTGACTACGGGGTTATTCGAATCCCCGCCAGGTTGCCCGCCCCTTTCGCTGAAAATGACCCACCGAAAATCTTTACTGTAGCTTTCGTGGCCATCAGCCCCATGGAACGGCGCAGTGACGTAATAGGCGGCCATGAGGCTTCCTAGGTCCAGGAAGTTTTGGTACTGCTCGCCGTTATCCCATTGGTAGATGTACCCGGAATCAGGCCCACCTCCGAACAGCTTTCCCTCGTGAATCGCGAACTGCGAAGCGGCGCGGGACGGGAACTCGGTCCACGATCCGTTTCTTGCCCCTTTACCCCCCACTCGCTGGTAGTCATAAGCCAGGGTTTGGGAGTTTCGATACGCCTGATCGGTGTCTCGCGGGTGGGAGAGAAGGATCCTTCCGTCCCATTTTATTGCGGATTCTGCTTTCATCGGGACGGTGGTGGAGGCCGGCAAGCTCATCTTGAACCGATCGCTCACGGCGTTGGCAATATTCTCGCTGGCAATCACCCCATTTGAGGATTCACTTGCCGCCAAGGCAATCGCGTTGCCGTCAAACAGGTGGACCCCGTAGCGGTTGGGAAGCATGAGGTAATTGGAAAATGCAACAACTGCACGGTGCGACTCGGCGCCGGACCCGTTGGATATGAACTTGAGGTACCAGCTCTCAGGGTCGGCGAAGGTGACGGAATCCCCAATGACCAAGGTGTATAGCGAGGTCTGCCCCGCGTTGTCCGCCTTGGAAATGACGATCATGCCCATGAAGGGGGTAATGGCGGAGATGTCCATTCCATCGCCACGTCCCACGCGGATAAAGTTCTCCGACGGGAATTCCTCGGGCTGGTTGGAATTGGAGAACCACAAATAATCCTGGTAGGCGCCCCAGACCCGACCCCCATAGGCGGTTATAAACTGGAATTGGCGAGGATACCCCTGATCGATCGGCGCAAGTTCGACCAAACTGCTGTCAGCAAGATTGTCGGTGAAGGAGGTGGTTCCGTTGGTGACATCCGTCAGGTACCAGTAGACTCCGGTAGCGCCCGCGCTGTTCCGGCCCACCTTCCAGGTGTTGATTCCTGCCGAAATGGGGGCGGTGTTTATGCCGGTAATCCTTGCCTGGCCGCTGGTGAGCGTGACTTCTGCGGTCTCCACGCCATAGTCCCCTTCGGCGCCATAAGAATTCACGCCCCAGAAGACGTATTTGTAGGCGCCGTCCAGATTGCCTACGGCATCGGAGGTAAACGCCGCCTGCCAAGTCGGCGCGGACACGCCCATTTTGGTGAACTCGACGCCGTTGAACTTGTAGGGCTGGTAATCCTTGGACACCATGAAGCAAAGCTCCTGGAATACCACGGACTCCACATACTGGTTGAGCGGCCATACCCCTGTGGAGGACGGGACAGATGCCGGGCTGGTCGCGTTTCCTGTCAAAACCCAAGTCGTCCCATTGGAGAACGCCAGCAAGAGCGCGGACATGGTGGAGGGTTTATAAGAGGTGAGCCCCATCACCGCCCAACTCCCGCTCGCAAAGCTGGACATGATGCTTGAGTTGTGGGTTTTGATTCCGGGGCGGATGGAGACCGAGCCGAAATCATCGAAGACTACATTTTTCAGGTCAGGAGACTGCCCAGGGGGCAAATTGATGGCCTGCGCCTTGGTGTTCAACCCGGCATCGAAGACGGAAACCTCGATGATATGCTTGTTGTCCGCCATCAGTCTATCCCGAGCACCCCGCCCGCAAACTCATCCTCATCCCGGACATGGTAGACCCGGTCTTCGCCCTTCTTGTCCATCCACATGGACTCCGCACGAAGGACATTCGCCTCCCAAGCCCGATAGTGCCTATCCGCCCGGTTCAACTCCCCATCCTTCATCGAGGCTTTGTACACGCAATAGTCCGGGATCATCTGCTGCAGGGTTTCATCCTTGATGGAGAAAGCGCCCGCTGCAGTGATTTCGGCCGGAGCTTTGAGAAAGAACCACTGCAGGGCGGCGGCGGATTGGGGGACAGGCTGCAAATACACCGACTGGCCCCACTCGGCATACGCTTCCGGCTGGCCGGTCTGCCGGGTGGAGCCGTAGTTGGTGCCGTCCAGGTAGTCCCGCTCGGTGAAGTCGATTTTCTTGAGCTTCTTCCCGTCGTAGGTGAGGCGGGAAACACGGATCAGGCTATCCGGAAAGGTATATGCCGAGGTGCCCGTGACCGTAGTGTGAGCGGTCACAGCCTGGAAGAGGCCGAGCTTCCCCGCCAGGATGCATTCCGCCTCCCACATATACCCACAGATTTCCGCGTCGGTCCAGAAGGCCGCCGTGGTCTCGTTCAGTTGCAGCCTTGTCCGGGTGAGGGCCTGGGCCGGCGTCATGGGTTACTTCTTCCTGGGCTCGTCTTCTTTGAGCTTGAGGTGCTGGAATCCTTCCAAGTCCTTGTCCAGGTCATCCTTGGAAGCGAGTTTCGCACCCGTGGCATGATTGACGAACTCGGGGGTATCCTCCACCACCGCCGCAACTTGCACGGAGGGCTTTGCGCCCGGAGGCGCGGGGCGCCAGGAGAAGGGTTTGTCGCCCGTGGACTTCTCGCGGTCGAAGGGCTTGTACTGCGCCAGGAAATGGACGGCATCGCGCCGCTCCATCACCTTCCGCTCGCCAGGCTGGAAGACCAGGATATCCCCCTTGAACTCTTCCTTGTACTCGGCGTCTCCACCGTAAATTACTTCGCGGTATTCTCTGTCTCTGGCCATAGGCCCTCCTTGGATTAGAACAGTTTATGGACGGTCACGGAATAGCCATTGGTGGCGGCCGTTCCTAGGTGGACCTTCATGTAATCGAACCCCACCACAGGACGGCAAAGGACGGTCCTATCCCCGCTGAAGCTAGGGATCTCCCAATCCCGCAGGCCGGAGCTGGCGGAGTAGATCCCCATGTCCTGGAGGCGCCGGAACGTGCCGCCTGCCGCCACGCCCACTTGCACGTAGGCATTGGCGGCAGCCGCGGCCAGGTCGTTCCCGAAGGAAGGGAATTCGATGGCCACGCGGTTCGCCCCGTCGATAGGGCATACGGCGGAAACGGACGCGCCGGACGCGAAAGTGACCACCTGGGTCTGGTGCAGAGATTGACCTCTCATCTAATCCTCCTCATCATCGAAAATGAACATGGCGGCCACCCCTCCGGAATCTGTACCTGGGATCGCCGTCGCCCCGACGTGTCCGAAGTACCGGCCCGGGAAATAGCGGTTACCGAAGTATCGGGATCCGAACATCAGTCACCATCCCTTGTGCCAAAGGCCGACCGGTTCCCATCCACGTCCACGGTTACGCTCAGGCGGTTCTTGGTGTCGTCCACATCCCGGAATACCGCGGTGGTCGTCCCCATCCCCGAGCACTTAGCCAGGAGCGCGGAGGCGAACAGGCGCATGAATTGAACCGCCGTCCAGGTTCCTTCGATGACATAGGCCCAGATGTCGGCCACGCCGGTTGTCGAAAGCCGGAAGCCGGATTTGTCGGTAAGGGCGCGCGTGGCCACCGCCCACACATCTGCGGCGGAATGAGTAGAGAATCCGGTGGCCGTGGTCCAGGCTGCATCTCCGCGGTCGCGGATCGCCTCCTGACTGTCGGTGGTCGGGTCGTAGGTGCCGGATCCCGCACCCGTGGCCCGGATTTCGGTCTGAGCGGTAGCGTTTGCAGTCTGCTTTCCAGCCAGCGCCCCAAGCCAGTGAGCCAATGAGGTAATGCCCGAGAAAAGGGCGGCGGGGATGCGGGTGACCAGGTTCCCAGTGTCGGTCTTGATGGCGGCCACGTCCTCGGAGACGGAAGCGCCGACGGGGGTCCCGATGGTCGTGGTCAGCGTGCTCAAGGCCGCCGCAGTAGCCAGCCCGCTTTGCAGTTCCGTCGTCAGATCGGCATTCGCCGCGGCGGCGGTCATCACGTTGTTTGCCATGTGCTGCACGCTGGCGGGAATCTTGTCCGTGTCGGCCAGGGTTGCGGGTTGCGCATCGCGCCAGAGCTGCACATCCGCATCGGCGCCGGAAATGGCATAGACGGAGGTGCTGTCGGGGTTAACGACCCAATTTCGATCAATGGTCGCCACTTTCGAGGTACCGTTATAGGCAGTGATGAGGCGGCTTTGGCCGGCGCCCGTCCCCTCGATGATCTCCACCTTTTCCCCCTTGTAGAGCTCGTTGGAGGCGGAGGCACCGGCCGCCAAGGTGATTGACCCATTGGCTCCCGCTTGGGCCGTGCCGGTGAGAGCCACGGCCTCCGAAGCCTCGCGCAGGAACTTGGCCGCGGAATTGTTGACGTTGTGTTGGGCACCAGTAATGACTTCGTCCCAGACGGCATCGGCAATCTCTGCTCCTGCGTCCGCAGCCAAGGCAGCGGCATCAATGGCGCCTGCGGCGAACTTGGCGGCTGTAATGGCGCCCGTCGCGATCTTGGCCGCGGTGATGGCATCAGAGGCGATTTTCGCTGCCGTAATAGCGTCGGATGCAATGGCTCCGGCGTCGATAGCTCCGTCCGCAATCTTGGCGGCGGTGATGGCGTCCGATGCGATTGAGGCGGCGGTGATGGCCCCGGACCCCCATGCGGTGCCTGCTGCGTGGGTGGTGTTGACTTCCGGACGCCCGCCTGAGAACGTCCCATTGGTGCCGCCGAACTGCGCAACGTTGACGGGGGCGTTTGCGACATAGCCCAGAGCCGAGGCCCCAAAGAGGGCGTCAAAGACCACTTCCTCCAGGACATAGAAGGTCTTTTTGACCACCAGGGCCCCGGAAACGGCAACGATCACCTCCATCTCACCCACGGTAGCCGAGTCGGTGGCGTCAAAGGTGAGGGAGTAGAACCCGCTCACGCGATGGGTCCCGCCGCCAGAATTCTTGTTCGCGGACGCTGCGCCGTTGATACACAGCTTCACGTCGGTGTTGGCGATGGTGAGTCCGGTTTCAGGCGTTTTGAAATCGGTGTCATCCACAAAGGGGCCAATCATCCGGCTCTGAGAGGCGGTGGATTGTCGGAGGAAGTTCATCAATGCGCCCCCATCAGGGTCATGTAGTGATGCATTGCTGCCCCATTATTCGAGCCGCCACCTCCGCCACCCGTCGCGCCCGCGGCGAAGTACAGGATCTCGCGCGCCGTCGCGTCTGCCGTGGTCCAGTCGAGGGTGAACCCATCGGAGTCTAGGGTGGTCAGGTCCGCGTCCGCGTCCAGAGTCGGGGTGGTCTCCGTCATCAGCCGACAGATGGAGGTTTGGTCCAAGTTTTGGTCGGTGATGGAGGTTGCGACGTTGTCCCGGTCGCCGGTCCAGACCGCAGCTCGGGCAGAGGAGGACGAGCCCGCGCCAAAGCTGTTGCGGGAATTGGCCAATACCGAGGCCGAGGTGGCGTTGTTGATAGACTGAAGGATCAGGGCCGAGGGCTGGAACCCAACGCCGGTAGTCGCTTGGCTTCCGGTGCTGGTCGCCTGATTGAAGGAGCCCGTTTTGAATTGGCCCCCCTTCAGGGCTACCCAATAGAAGCTGTCGGCCGTACCGGAGGCCGTGGTCTGGTTGACCGTGAACCCGTCCGCATCGAAGGAAACAAGGTCAAACTCGGACAGCAGGGAATCGGTGGTGAGCTGGCCGAAACACCGGTTGGTCTTCTGGACCCGGTTGGTGACGGTGGGGTTATCCCCATTGCGAGACAGCCAGGCGGAGTATCCGCGCGAGGTGGCCGAATTGGCATATCCGATGGTGAACCGAGCTGCGCCAGTATTCGTACCGCCGTTGGTGCTCTGCGAGTAGTGCGTGAAGAAGAACAGCATCGCGTCCGGCTGGAACCCCATGCCCGTGTAGGACTGGTTTCCGGTGCTGGTGCGCATGGCGTTGGAGCCGGACTTGACGTTGGTCAGGTCGGTTCCGCCCAGGGCGATGTAGTTCACGATCCGGGCTGAGGCGTCTGCAACCGTCCAATTCAGCGTGAAGCCATCCGCGTCCATCGACACGAAATCGGCCTGGGAGAGGTTGTTTCCCGTCCCGTCGCCGAGGCGCCAGCACCGAGTATTGCCTTCGGAAAAGCCGACTTGCCCCCCGGCGGTGTTGTCCGTCGAGGCATAGGAGCCCGCCCGCCGGTCAGAGCTGGAAACGCCCACGCCGAAGCTGAATTGGCCCAAAGCCGTAGAGCCGTCGGAAGTCCGCGAGTTGCCGAACAGGAGAATGAGCTTCGGCTGGAATCCAACGCCCGTCACCGAGCTATTGCCGGTGGAGGTAGGCTGGGCGAAGGAGCCGACTTTCGCGGAGAAGGCCATGGGGTTATATTTCCCCTATCAGGAGGCGCATATGCCGAGCTTGGCCCTGGACTACATGACCGAGGATTACGTTGCGGCCTGCCACGCTAAGGCGATCCAGGAAGCTTGGAAGCCGGCGGTCGGCGACTACTGGACCATTTGCTGCAATCTCGATGTGACGCGCATAGAGTCCCCGGATGACCTTGAGGGTCTTGTGGAAACTCTTGCGGAGGTCGATGGCGTCACGCCTAAATGGATCCCCACCAAGGAGCAGGCGGCTCAATTTGGATTTGAGATTAAGGAGGGATGAAATGCTAGAAGGCGATCCGTTTTCCAGTTCGGGACGATGGCGGAGGCCGATCGATCCGGAGCATGAGCGCCTTACAGGGCGCACGTCCCTCGTTCCCGCGCCGCCCACGGGCCCCCAGTCAGGCGGCCGAGTTGAATCGATTAGTGAGAGCGGCTTCACGATAACGTGGCCTTCCACCGCCGCGCCGTCGCGGTATTGAGGTCATCCTGAGCCGTGGCCGCAGCCTTGAACAGGGCGGCCGAAGGGGTGCCGGAGGCGTTCGCCACGGCGCGCCAGGCCACCCTCGCAGCCTGCGCGGCGGTTCGGAAGTCGGCCAGGAGCTGATCCTCCTGCTGGGCGTTGTACGCCTCGTCCCGGCCCGTGGCGCGGTACTCGGCCAGGGTGGCGGCGACCTTGTTGTTTTGGGCGTCGAGCTTCCACGGTCCACCCGCCAGGGTGAAATCGGGATTGAAGTCCACGGTGGAGAACCCGGCCGGAAGGGTCGGGGAGGCTTCGGTGGTCACACCCACCACCACGCGGTTTGCGTCGAAGATGATTGCCTTGTTGGCCATATTTACGGAGCCTCCAGAACCTGGATAGAGTCGCGCACCAGCGGCCGGGTCCTGCGGCTGCCGAAAAGGCCCAAAGCCAGGCGTACCCAGCCCGCCCGGACCGGGAGCATCCCGTCTTCCAGGCACATCCGCTTCAGTACCTCGTCAGCCTTGGTCTTCCGGTCGGCCGGAAGCATCCCCATGCGAATCAGTTGGTAAATAGCGTCATGGACCAACGACCCGCGCATGAAGCTTTTGGTGTCGATGGCGGGCCCGCTCGGGCCATCCCAGCAATAGCCCCGACGCACCTTGAGGACGCCCTCGCGGGTCAGGTCGATCAAGTCCGTGCGGATGTCGGGGCCCCGGGGCTCGATGCCGACGTAGACCTCGTAGGTCTCTAAAAGCTGGTACTTGTAGGCATGGAGGTCGCGGTAGCGGATCATGCTACCGCCTTGAGGAAGGGCTCCAGTGCCTCCCAGGGGAGGCTCAGGGCGCGCCTTTCCTCCAAGGCTACCCGCATGTGGTAGGGGATGGTGTCCTCGTCCAGCTTCTTCCCCTGCAGCCGGCGGAGAAGCTCCTTGGCGTCCAGGTTTTGGACCCGGATATACCCGATCCGCTCGAAACTGGCGGCGGAGACCTCCCGGAAGAAAAGCTGTCCGGGAGTCACGGAAACGCAGGCGGACGTGGATTGATGGAAGGCGCGGCGCCACGGGAACCGAAGCCCCAGGGCCAAGCCGTAATGCACCAATCCCCCGACCAGAGCGGAGGCGGTTATCCCGATGGGGCTCGGCGCAAGGGTGCACGCCAGGAGCCCGTACCCCAGGAACCCCGCGGCACCCTGCTCACAACCCTCCCGCCACTCCATTCATTAGGTCCCGAACAGAACGACGTTGAAGGTGTCACCGGAGGTCGCGGTGCCTGCCTTAAACCCGCCGCTCACGAAGGTGAGGGCGGAGCCGTTGGCGGCAGCGCGGGGCGTCAGGGTGCCGCCGCAGATGCTGTCAAGCGAGCAGGTGGCCGCGAGGCCGGCGCCGCCGTCGCCCATGGTCAGGACGCCGATCACCATGCGGAGGTTTCCGCAGACGGTTGCCGGATCAGCTTTCGAGTCGGGCGCGAATGAATTTGCCATGTGCAGTCTCCCTAGTACAGCAGCATGATGCGGGATTTATCCGCGACCAGGCCGGGTAGCATCTCATGCAGGGTGTATTCGGTTATGACATCCAAGAGCTTGCGTTGGGCAATCTGCATGATATTGCCGTCCGCATAGGCTCCCAGGATTCCGCCCTCGGTGCAGTTGATGTAGGTGCCGGGCGTATTCCCCTGGCCGCCGAGGGCCTGGCATTCGAACCACGCCTTGAACCCGAAATAGCTCGGCCAAGTCGCCACCTTGTTCCCGAAAACGTCATGGCAGGGGACCACGCCCGCAAACTGCTTGTCGTAGGGGGTGTCGAAGGGGTGGAATTTCTTATCGTAGGAGAAGCTGAAGTCCGCCCCGACAAAGACCAGCGGAGACGCCCCGAGAATGGCCTTGGCCATGTAGTGACAGGCGCCGAGGGTATTCCCGCCGGTCTGGAAGTACATGCGGAAGTCCGAGATCCCTGGACACTCAGCCTCCAGGGCCTCGTTCAGCCCCTGGAGGTAGGTGTCGTACCAAAGGATCTTGCCCTTCCACTTCTTGTGGAGCTTCGGATTGCAATGGAGGGCGGTGACCAGGGTGTAATCCTTGGATGCCTCCCAGTAGTACTCCTCGTCCCGCTTCCCACCCTGTGCCATCTCCGGGATCGTGATGTCTCCCGCGTCAAGGTTCAGGTAGTAGTCGGGCTTGACTCCAAGGTCATGGAAAAAGCCGAAGTTGTGGAGGCAGGAAACAAGCCCCATGCCCCCACGCTTCAACAGGTGATGCGCGTTCCGCTTGAGAGACGGTCCCGCTCCGGCGATGATCACGGGCTTGTAGGCCCATTTCGCATGCTGGGTCAGGACCGAATTACCGGGAACGTCAAAAGCCTGCCAGTTGGCTTTCTTGTTTCCGCGCCACTCCGGCAGCCAGGAATTGACCGTGATCTCGTCGTTCCGAGAGTACGTTGCCCGCAGATCCTCTTTCCTTGCGGGAGGAGCGGGGATGTAGCTCTGAAACTCCGGGTACAGGACGATCGCCCCCTCGGGAAGGTACTTGCATTGCGCATAGTGCGCCTGCAAGGCTTCCTGGGATTCGAATGCCTGTCCGTTGACCCGCGACACATACACCGCCTGAGGGGCGGGAGGATTCACAGGGTTCACGTTCTCGGTCTCCGGGTGGGCGGACTCCGATCCGTTGATCGGAGCCGCCAGAGTCGCTTCGGAAATAGGAGCCTCCTAGAAGTAAAGGGCCTCGCCGATTCCGCCGGTCCCGGTCGCCACCATCACCACGCCGTGGATCCTGGGGGTCGGGCTGTTGGAATAGACGGTCTGCTGCTGGAGCCGGGAGAGGTTGCCGGTATTGCTCGTACCGACGAACACCACCATGTCGTTCACCGCGAGGCCAGTGTTGTTGCCCGCCGCGATATAGCCGATGCCTCGGGAGAGGATCCAGCCGTATTCGTTGACCGGGATGTCGGTGTGATGAACCACGCCGACAACGGCGCCGATGTTGGTGGTCCCGGAGATGACGCACGAATAGTCCGTGTTGTTGCTCACGACCATCGCATAGCCCACCTTGGCCGTGAGGTCGGAGGAGCGATTGAGGACGTACACGTAGTCGCCGCCGTCGAAGAGAACGCGGTCCCCGAGCTTGTTGGTCGGGGTCGCGGTGACGTGGGAGATGCCCCGCGTCAGAACCTGGGTATAGCCGATGCCTGCCATGTTTTTTCCTTTTCCTCTTAGGTGAGCGCAGTCATGACGCCCTGCATGCGGCAGTTGTTTCCGGCGAGCATTCCAGCCCAACGGACGTGGGCGTAACTCGCGTCCTCGTTGGTGGGCTGCTGGAACGGGGTAAGGACGAAGTTGCGGTCCTTGTGGTGCTTCAGCATCACGTACCGCTCGTTGATCATGTACAGGTACCCGGAAGAGACGTGGGAGTCCACGATCACCGGCACGCCGTTCCACAGGATGTTGAGGAAGCCGGCCTTGATGGTCTCCTCATCCCCGAAACGCTGCTGGGGCTGGATGAGCCCGTACAGGTCGTCGTAGGAGTCCTGGGTGGTGAAGATCACCGTGGGCTTGTCGTTGTCCACGGTGCAGTCGCCGAACAGGGCCTGCATCTTCGTGAGGGAGAGGGTGGTGGTGGTCGAATCCACCTGGGCGTTCCACCAGGAATTGGAGGAACGGGCGATGATGCCGTAGGTCCCGGAGTTGAGAACCATCGACTTGAAGCCGATGATTCCGTCCGTGGAGGTGCCGGTCGCGTTGGAGAACAGGTCGGTTCCCAAGGCGTCGGCCAGGGACTTCTCCGCGAGCTGGACCTCGGAACGGACGTGCGAAATCACGGCCTTGTCGCCGGAATTCTTCAGCTCGTCCAGGCCGTCGATCACGATGGCAGCGTTGTAGCGCTTCCACTCGAATTCGGCCGAGGTCTTCTTGCTGTTGGAGGTCACATTCAAGGTGCCGCCGGTATAGCGGGTGACCGACGTGTTGGTCGCGTAGGCGAGGGGAACGACGAATTTGGTGCCGCCGTCCAGGGACCCGTACCACTTCTTCTTCGCCCGCTGGAGGCCGGCGTTGGAGGCGAAGATGTTGTCCTGCATCTTCGGGTGGAAGTACCGACGCGTAATCGAGTCGATATCGCTGTTAGTCAAAGGCATTTTGAAATTCTCCTATCGACCCAAGCTCTCCACGGCCATCTGCTCAAGCTGTTCATAGGAGGCGTTCCGGTAGTCGATCGGCTTCGGCTGGGCGGACGGCGCCGGGGCGGTACCGGGTGCGACGGTACCGAGCTTGCGGGCTCGGGCGGCGTCCTCCTCGGCCTTGCGGCGGGCTTCGAACTCTTTCTTTTCCTGGGCCTCGTTCCACTTCATGTCGCGGAACGCCACCCGGGCGTTATAGATCTTGTTCTCGCTCATGTACCTGAGAAGCTGATTGCGTAAGTTGCCTTCGCCGGAATCGGATTTCCAGTCGAAGCGCGCCTCGGTCTTCTCAAGCTCGTCCAGCTCGCGGGCCAGTTCGGTATCGGCCTCGCGTTGCCGTTGCTGCTCGATGAACTCCTCGAATTGCTTGAGCCGCGGGTCCTCCGCCAGGTTGGCGGGTTGCGCAGGCTGGGAGGGCTGGCCGCTGTATTTTTGTGCCAGTTGTTCAAGTTCGGATTGAAAGGCCGGGTTCGCCTTGAGAGCTTCCGAAAGCTGGTCGTACCGCTGGTAGTCCGCTTTGCGGGCCTCGTATGCTTGAAGGGTCTGCTGATCCTTCTCCCACTTCGGCTTGTTGACCCGATAAGAGTGGCCAAGCTGCAACAGCTCGGTCATGTCGTTCCGGTCCTTCGGGTGGACCGTTTCGTTGCGGAACTTGTAGCTCCATGCGCTCGGGTCGAACGGCTGCTCGACCGGGGCCGGGGCTTCCGCAGGAGCGGCGGCGGCCGGCTCCTCCGGGGTTCCAGGGGAGGGTTGGGAAAGGGAGCCGAGGATTTCGTCGTCGGACGGATTTCCGTTGGCTATGGTCATGCTACTCGTGCCCCACGTCGCCGGTGAATTCCACACCGCCACCCTTGGGGGGCATGTCGCCAGAGGGGTCATTCATGCCGATGGTGCCGCCCACGTCCGAGCCGCCATCGCCAGTCATGTTGATTGGGCCCTGGGCCCCACGGTTGGCGAAACTCTGGGTGCGGGGATTGGCGTTGGAGGCGTCATCCGCCCCGTTACCGGTGAAGTCGATTCCATTGGAAGCCATGAACGCTCCTTGTATTGCGATTAAGATGTGATGTGGTACATGAGGTTTCAAGCACTAAAAGACCGCTCCTCAAAGGACCTGGACGCCCGGGGCACGGGACTCGTGGATCCGGCCGGGGCCGTCGCCGTTCTTCGAGAGCGGCATGGGCGCGCCGCCCTGCGGAGCCTCCCCACCACTCAGCTTGGCCATGGACTGGAGGAGGGCCTGGAAATGCCCCATCGCCTCCTGGGCCGCGGGCCCCTGGGCCTGCAGGAACTCGCCTACGCCCTTCAGGTTCTCGACCATGCCGTCCATGCCCTGGCCGGCTTCGGGCGGCTTGCCGGCCATGGGCGGGGCTCCAGCCCCATCCGGAGATTTCGGGGGCATTTCAGGCGGCATTCCGCCTCCCATCGGGGCTCCGGAGGGCATCGGGGGCTTCTGCGCGGCGCGCATCACGGCATCGGGGTTGGCCATATCGTCTCCTATGCGGCTAAGGCCGCGGATTGAGGCGGGGCTCCCGCCGGGTTCATCGCTGCCTGCGCTTCCTGCAGGGCTTTTTGCTCCATCCGGCCGAGAACCTCCTCCGCCTTGGGCCATTCCAAGGTTTCGAGAAGGGCCTTTTGGTCGATGGCTTTGTCCTGGTAGAGCTTGAGGGCCAAGTTGCCCCTCTGAGCCTTCGCGAAGGGCATGGCGGTACCGGCCTGGACCTTCACGTCGAACAGGCTTTTGACGGCCTGCGCGGTCTCCAGCGGGGACGGGACATACTGCTGGGTTTTCGGGTCGAAGACGTAGCTCCGGCGTTTGATTTCCAGCTTGTTGCCGGGCTGGCCGCTCGGGTCCTGGACTTCATCGATCGAGAACTCCACAAAGGTCGGGGGCTCGGCGTCGTTGCCGGCCACGCGCTGGTACCTAGCCGCCCGGTATCGCTGGAGCATGATCGCGATGGTCAGTCGGCCCAGCTTGGATAGGCTCACGGTCATATTCCGCTCTTTCAGGCGCACCCGGGTATGGGCCGCTTCCTGCAGGGAGTCGATTGCCTCGGCGGCGGTGATGCCGGCGGGCTTCCGCCCCTGGGTCACGTCATGGACGCCGGCAGCCGTATCCCCGAACTGCTGGAGCAGGCGGAAGAATTCGAACACGTAGTTCGGAATGGGCTGCGGGAAGTCACGGCGGACCTCGGTCCCCGGCTCCTTCTGGATAACCAGGCCGACTTTGTTGGTGATCTGGTCGGGCTTGACCCCGGAATTCTTGTCGATAATCCAGATGGGGTTGCACATCAGCCGCAGGTACTCGGCGATGGTCTGAGCGACCTTGTTGAGCATCTTCTGGATGTCCATCAGGGACTCGACCAGGCCCTCGCCGTAGAAGTCGCGGGGCATGACAGTATCCACGAAGCGGACGTAGGGATTGAAGTTCGGCCCCTCGTTCGGGTTCTGGGTGGACTGCAGGACGATCTTCTGGTGGGGTAGAATCGTGGTCAGGTGGCCGTTCGGGAACTTCTTCCGGTATCCCTTCTCCGGCATACCCGGCTCCTGCTTCTCCATCTCGTACTCCTCCACGGAATCGTCCAGGTACCAGACCTCCCACCCCTCAGCATAGCCGTTGTCATCCCCAATAGGGTTCCCGGGGTCGGCGGTCTTGCCCTTGTCCTGGTCCACGGGGGACACGAGGGTTACTTCCGCGGTGGGGCGGGCTGCCTCGTCCTTCTGCTTCTGCTCGGAGGTGCTGTCGGCCTTGATCAGGTTGGCTTTGTGGGGGAAAAGGCGCTTCCACTCGCCCACGGTCTTGTTGACCCGCTCGATCACGTACTTGCACTCGCGGTCGAAGTCGATGGCGCCCTTGTTGACCCAGATGTTTTCCGGGTCCTTAACCTCGATGTCGATATCCCCCCGCCCGTCCTCCAGGTCGGGGTTCCAGTAGACCTTGAGGATGCCGCAGTCGAGGACGGACTGATCCATCAGCACCTCGATAATGCGGATGGGCATGCCAAGGCGATCCCACAAGTTCTCCAGGGAGTCGGAGAGCATTTGCACGAATTTCAGGTCGGTCGGGTCCTTCGGCAGGACACCAAAGCCCGGGTTCGCGTCGGTCAGGATGGGGAGGATGGTCTGCACCACCACCCGGATCAGGTTCATCTCGGGCTGCGACTTCTGGTTGCTGGACTTCTGATTCTGCCAGGTCCTGCCTTTGTAGGCCTTCTTCCGCTCCGCCCATTGCTTGGCGTAGGGCTCGCGGGCATTGTCCGCCTCCTGGTGCCACGCCTTGATCATCTTGATCTCGCGCAGCTCATCATCGGTCGCGGCCTGCGGAGGGGCGCCCTGGGTCATGTCCACGGGCTTGTTGGGGCCCAGGTAGAGGTCGGCGGGTCTCGGGTCAGCCATTACTTCTCCTTCCGGAGCTTGACGCCAGGTTCATAGGCTTCGAAATATTTCAGGAGATCCGTAAAAGACCGAACGCTCAGGTTCGTGGGCCCAGGCACAAAAACGGTATCGCCCTCCCATTTTCCACCCGCAGCAATCCCTTCAGGCGTTTCCGCTCCGTGATATTGGGATTCAACCGAAAACGTGGGGTGGTTCGGCTTCTTAAAGGTGTCGGGCATATGCCCGTTGGTTGTAGTGTCCTTTGCCGCACCCGACTTCCAGTACCCCTGGAGATCGTAGTCCTCGATATCCTTGCTTAGATCTCGACCCCGGCGCTCCGATTCATTTTTTAGCCAATCGGCGTAAAGCTGTTGCTCGGTCTCTGACAAGGGCGTGTCGAACGCTGGCGGCGCCTTTTTGGGTTGAGCCATAATCGCCCGCCCAACCGCTGCGGGGTCAGCCATTGTTCACGGTCTCCCCGCGATCGGTTTGCAGCTTCTCCGCATAGGCCAGCACCTCGCGCATGTCCACGTCATGCTTCGGCGGGTTGTACTTGGGCTTCTGGTCCCCGATCTCGACGGGACGGGAGCCGGTCTTGTCCTCGATCTTGCTCTGGGCCTCGCGGATGTCGGCCTTGCTGCCGATGTACTGACCCAGGGAGGCATTGAAGTGCCCCTTGAACACCACGGCACCCTGCTTGGCCCAGCCCTTGTCCGAGTAGTCCACAGCCATCAGCGCGGTACACTTCGGGCAGGGCTCGGGGGAGTCGCAATCCTTGATGGGTTTGATCACGTCCCCGTGATAGCCGCAGGGGCATCGATAGGGGTACGCCGGCATCAGTTCTCCCTCTCCGCGCGGTGGTGGAACCGCTCGACGTACAGGAGCGCCTTGCGGGTGTTGTCGATGGAGGCAGTATTGGTCCGGATCGCTTCGATGGCCTGGGTCGTCACCAGCCCCTCACGCTTATGCGACTCGCTCAGGGAATCGAACATCTCCTTCTGGAAGGCTGCGGTGCGCTCGCGCTCCTGCCGGTCGTCATTCTTATCCGCCCAGATGAAGTAGCAGAGGAGGCAGAGGAAGAGGCCCAAAAGGCCGTCCTTACGGAGGATGGCTAAGGCTACACCGGACGGGGTTGCAGGGGTGCCGTTATCCGTTGTACCAGTCATCCCCAACCTGCCTTCCAAAGGTCTTTTGCGCCCACTCCCCGGAGAGCAATTCTTCCAGGTCGTTTTTCACCAGGACTGGCGCGGCCTGCTCTGCGCGGCTGCGGCGGAATTCCTTGGTCATGGAGGACACGTACATATTCGCGTTCATCAGGTGGTTATTCGCATCCACCGGATTCTCCGCGAAATTGATCTCCAGCCCCTTGTCCTCGGGGTAGTGGTACGTGCTGTATTCGTCCTCGGTGTGGGGGCACTTGCCCCGGAACATCTTGTACTCGCAGGTGCGGATCAGCTCGCCATGCACCGAAATCCCATTCTTCAAGCTATCGGGGCCCTTGGCAGCGCCGACGATGCGGATCCCGCGGGCGGACAGGTCGGCAATGGTGCGGGGCTCGGCAGAGTCTGCATAGAAGACTTCGACGCCAAGCTGGGTTTGCATCTTCCCCAGGATGCGGACCATATCGTCCAGGAGCAGGCCGGTCTTGTAGAACTCCCCGACCTGGTAATCCCTCGCCTGCTTCCGGTGTATCGCGCGGATGGAAACGGCAAAGGGGTTGGTGAAGCCAAAATCGACCCCGGCGCAGATGAAGTAGTCCCGCGGGTTGGGACCGAAGGGGTCCTCGTAATTCTTGACCTCATCTATTTCGGGATAGACCAGGCCCGCCATCTGCTGGAATCGCCCCTCGAAGTGCATCGCGAAGATGCGGGGGTCCATGATTTTCTTTAGGCGCTCATATTCGGCCGGCGGGAAGTAGGGGTTGTCGATGCTGCGGAACTGGACGAATCGCACGTCATCCCGTTTCCCTTGGCTCCAGGGGCGGTAGAGGTCTTTGTAAAGCCAATTGAGCGCGTAGGGGGTGGTAGTGAGGAAGATGTCCGCTTCCATCGGGGCGGCGCGACCCTGGATGTTGTCCCAGGCCATGGCCTTGTATTGGCCCGCCTCATCCCCCCAGATCCACCGGCATCGCGTGATACCCTCGATGGTGTTCACGTCGTGCATGGTGCGCACGTAGATGGGCTGACCGTTGCGCATCTCGTAGATGCTGTCGGACTCCCGCCACTTCCCGAGGCCGTCGAAGGTCTGAAGAAGTCGGGGGAGGGTGGCCTGCTTTAGGATCTTGTGGGTGGGTGCGGTGATGATCCCGCAATCCTTCGGTTCCTTGAACAGGCTGGCCTTCATGCGAGCCCAGATGGAGCCGATGAAGGTTTTCCCCCCCTGCTTCCCGGCGACAAGAGAGGTGATCCGCTTGTCGGAGAACAGGGCGTCCTGCTGGAACCTATGAAGCTTTATTTCCAACGCCGGATCCGAGGGTGATGAGCGGCTTGCCGTCCAGGGTCTGGAGGATCAGGGGCTCCACCTTGTGGGTGTGGTCCACCTCCTGCTTATCGTGCCAGCCCATGCGGTTCTTGGCGGCGAAAATGGCGAAGGGGTTGGAGTAGCGACCCATGATCGCGTTCTCCTGGAGGACTTCGGGATAGAGACGCTCAGCGGCCTTTTTTATGATTTGGGAAAACTCGGGGATTTCCGAAGGCTTTCCGAGGTCGCACCAATCGTATAGAGACCAGCGAGAAACTGTTAACCCCTTGTTTTTCAAGTACCTATGGAGGTCGAGGACGGAAGGGGGCGGGTTGGGGTGGCGCTCCATGCGGGTGGTGACGTTGCCTTGCTTGTCCTGGGTCTCGACGGGGGATTCGTACCAGGCCTCGTAGGTCTCGAAGTACTCCTCGGTGTAGCGGAGGACATCGGGGGTGAAGGTGGTAGGGCGCCCGCCCGGGTGCTTGCCCTGGGTGTCCTGGTCAGCCACGGTCCGGCTCCTGGGTGTCGTCCGGGGGCAGGGGGTGCTTGGGGGT